ATATAGGCAATGGATTTATTGCATAACGAGCTTTTCCTACGGCGTTGTCCCTTGCTTCGACAATCGCGGCCTGTACGTTTGTAGCAGTAAATCCATTGCCTATATTAGAAAATATATTATTAAGTGCCGTTCTAAGTTGTCTTACAGTGACAGCAACAGTTTCAGTTACGTCTTTAAATTGAATATTTCCTGAGCCATCAAGATCAATTGTTCGGTTGTCATTATTTTCAAAGGCAATACCCTTTGAGGCTAGGTAGTCTTGTGCAGGATTAGTTTCCACTGGGAAGGGGTCGATCTGTCCGCCGCCGGAAGCGATGCTTTCTATTTTTAGTGGTTTAACTTTATCTGCCATATTCCCTCAAAAAACAGGAGGGGCCTCTTCGCCCCTCCCTTAAAAAATTTTTAAGCTCTGCGACCCATTTGTTCAATGTGGATGTGAAGAGCAGTTGTTGACTTCGCATACCCAACTTGAACAACAGTGTTACCTGTGCCAGTTGGAATAGACGAAGTGATTGCTCCCGCAGTTGAGGCGTCGAGGTAATAACGGCTACCGGCTGTTAAACCAGTAAATCCTGTCATTACGCCCTCTGATTGAACTTCTACTGGAGCTGTGTCAGCAGCCGAAGCTTTAGCAAGACCCATCGCGTATGATTGCGAAGTGTTGTTTGCAAGAGCTTTGGATACGTTGTCAGCAGCAGAGATGTAAAGAACATCGCGAGCTGATAATGCTTCGTCAGCAGTGTAAGTGTTCAAAACAGAGTTTGCAGAATCCGCAATAGACAAGTTATCCCACACAGAACCGTTCCATGCGTACAACTGGTTATTGGTAGAATCCCACACAAGATGGCCTTCGCCTCCAGTTGTAGGAGATGCTGTTGGTACACCTGCAAGAGCGGGCAAACGAAACGCATCTACTTGTCCAGCAACGTCTGTGATAACTGGGAAAGAGATTCCACCCGCAGTTGTCATCAGATTTTCGCGCTCTTTTGCCATGATGTTATCAACAATCAACGCGCCCGCAGTTTGCTCGATTGTGCTAACTGAAGGGTTATTGAAGTCGATGTTTTTAACATCAGACAAGTCTTGGTTGTTTAAATCCAATCCAGTACCGGAAAGCACAGGGCCTCCACCTTGTACCGAGAATGAATTTAGCGTGATGTCGTCCGCCGCCGAGTCAAACTCTAACGGTACGCCATCCGACGCAATTTTTAACAGCTTCACCTGAGCCATGCTTTACTCCTTTTTCTGAGTGGTTTCTCCACTCGGTTGGTTGTGTTCATCAGGCAGGTCCCTGACTTCAAACGTAATATCATCAATGATTTTCTTATTAAGAGACTGACCCAAGGACTTTTCGAGTACCCCTTTGTATCTCTCATATTCAGAATGCGCTGATTTCAGAGCATCCCTAGCCGCTTCCATGCGGGTACGTAGAAACAGCTGTTGCCTAACAGCATGTATTTCGGATTCTTTTTGTAAAAGTTTATATGTAAGCTCCATGTTTGCGAGCTTTTGTTTTGCAATTTCCATGTCCGCAATTGTGGTTCGCCACTCCCAATATTCTGCTGGACTTAAGGCTGTACGAACTTTGTTTTCTTCCATGTTAACTTCTCCTCATTGGCTGCATAAGACTTACGAAAAGCTCGGTCGCAGAAACCGCGAAACCGATTTGTTGAACCATTCCTGTAGCGGGCGGGGTATGCGTTGGTACGCCTAGAGTGGAAATAAAAAGCGGGGAGCCAATGGTAAAACCACTGTAGCCCCCCACTATACCTGTGAACACTACGTCTATCTGGAGTGCAGATGGCTTAGATAATCCTACCCCAAAAACTCCATTCGGTATAGTGGCCGCTAAATTATCTGTAATCTGGGTCACCGTGTTGTCACCATTTACTCGTAAAAGATGCGTGGCAAGTGTCCCAACGTCGGTGTTAAACGTAGCTACTAGCTTTGGTACTGAAACCGGTGTAGGGCCCGCAGGTCCCGCCGGACCTTGTGGCCCTTGCGGACCGGCAATCCCGTTAGAAGAAAGATCTTCGATAAGATTTCTTAGACGCCAAAAGTTTTCTTGGGCGTGTGGATCTTTTACTTCTCTAACTAAGAGATCTAATCGTTTAAGTGTTTTCGTCACGAAGGATTACCCCCTAATGACGAGCTACTAAACGGAGTGTGCGATTTAGAAATGAAAGCCCAGTGGATAACGTACCCGTTTAATTGGAGCACCTCACCCTTTGGCTTTCCTCGCAAAACCCATTTGTAGTTTCCAGCTGAAGCTGGGTCGGCATTAGAGGTATCTTCGTAAGTAACCGTCGTAGGAGTACGCGCTGTGATTTTAAATTCACGAGTGTAGTTGTCATGTTCAAAGCTGATGAAATAATCAACTATGTCCGGTAACCATTGAAAACTTCCGCCGAGTGTTGCTGTGTTTGTTGCTGGGTTCACAGTCGCAAGCCCCAGCAAAGTTGAATCGATTATGTTTACTTGTGCGTTTTGAAAAATAACTTGTTTGTAATTACAACGAAGCCCGCCCGCAGGAAATCTTCTCCACTCTTCGATCAAACCTTGCTTGTTCCAAAGTGCTGAAGGGTCGCCCCAAACCGGAAGAGAATCTCCCCAGGTGATATTGTTTTTATATCTAATCGGGCGAAGCTCACCGGTAACTCGGTTGTTATCGTTTGACGAGCTGATTGCAAGTGAAAGATTTGTTGTGTTGTCAGCTGAAACTAAAAGTCGTGGTACCCATTTTCGGTAAAATTTTGAACCGAAATCTAGGAAGCAAGATTCATATTTATGCTCAACAGTTTGTGTACCCCAAAGACTAGAGGCTACACTTGTGTCAATTTTTGCATCGGTTGTGTACTCAATTCCGTGTTCTAAAACATACCCTCTTGTGTCCCCACGATAGATGTAGTTTCCAAGATGTTTTACTTGTGTTGGTAAAAATGAATCGCCCCCAACTGCTGTAGTGAATGCGCCTCCACGTTTTTCTGGGGTAGGGATGAAAGGATATTTTAAATCTAAAGTAAACCAAGCGTTTGGATTACTGTTTACAGCGTCGCTATCTGCTACGGTCCACACAACACGCTGATTACTTGGTTCAAAAGTGCCACAAATACGCAGCTTTTTTGTGTCGGTGTTGATGAGTGTTTTGTAAGTTTCATTCAAATGGTCAGAGACGTTCACTACTCGAAACCCGTCTGACCAGTAAAAACCTTCTGACCCCGCCCAGAAAAGGCCTAAGTGTGTCTGGACAATAGATTGTTGAGATACGCAGCCCGCCTTATCGTCGATACGACGAAGAAGCATTCCGCCCGAGCCGTCGTCGGCGTAGAAGTTATCTATTCGGTAAATGTACTTTTCACAAAGCACAAGCGGTCTATCATAGATGCTCGATAGCCCTGTGATTGGCTGTTCTGTAAAAGCAGAGAAAGTGGCAGTGACGCTATCTGGATCTCCAGATTTACTTTGACGAACTTCCGTAGATAAAACCTCAAGCCCTTCTTTTAGGTGAGCGTAGTACCCAAAGTCGTTGACCATGTGAACGTACTTTGCCTTCGGTGGAGTCGTGTTTGAAGCAGCTCCACCTGTGGTGTAAAGTTGTTCGTTTGCGGAGATTGTTGCGTCAGTGAAATTATCGATGAAGCTTACTGTGCCGAAATTTACTTGGCCGATTTTATAGTAAACTTCTCCGGCATCGGTGGTTCGGTAAATTTCAATTTTCCAGTTTGTTGTGTCCCAGTTTTCAACGGGCGAGTACGTCGTGGGAAGTGTTACGGTCGTAGTATTTCCACCGTTGATTGTACCTCCGACAACAGCACTCGAATAATAAAATACAGGACCACGATCCAAATAAGTAACCGTACCGACTTGGTATGTATATGAGAGGACAGCAGCGTAAAGATATGAACTACCAGCTCCAGAGGGATTTGTAACAGAGAAACCAGCAGGGAGATCGGGTAAACCAGCGTTACGGACACGATAAGCTCCACCGTTATCAACAAACGCTTTTTGAATCGAGCAAAACGAGTCGGAGGAAAAGAAGACATGCTCCTGCCATTCTGAATCAACAATG